CAATGTGGTCTGCATGGTTCAATGCGAGGAACTATTAATATAAAAGATTTAGCGGTTGTAACTGATGCTAATGGAAATTATGTCCTTTCATGGCAACATACACAAGAAGGTCATGCGTCAAAAGCAACACTTACACCAAAACCTTCTATTGTTGGTCAGATGTGTATTGTGTATAATTCTACAACAAATCGATTCGAACCTCAAGACTTGGGTGTTTATGTTGATGAAACTGATACATTCAGAGAAAAAATAGAATCAACTGCAAAGACAGCGGTTTCTACAACCCCCTCTGTTGATGGAACAAACTTATCAGTTGGTCAGGGTGGTGCAGTAGATTTAACAACACTTGCAAGAACAGCTGTACCGTTCACTAATAGTTCTGGTACTACTCTTACAGTTGGTGCAACAAATATTGATATAGCACCACTCGCAAGAACGGCCGTTCCAGCATCTTTGAATGGTAATACATTAACAGTTGGAACTACTGATGTTGACCTTTCATCATTTGCTGGTACTAGTGTTGCGTTTTCTGATGTTACATCAACACCAACAACTTTAGCAGGATATGGAATTACAGATGCATTGTCAGAAGCACCAGCATTGTCTCTTAGTGGTAATACACTTTCATCTGGAAATAAAACTGTAGACCTTTCATCATTATCAACAACATCAGAATTAGTCTTAAACTTCAGACAAACTGGAACTTTAGCGATAACAACTGGAACAAAAAGATGGTATGCACCAAAATCAGTAACATTCACTAAAATCACTGCAAGAGTTGATACTGCTCCAGTAGGAAGTGCATTAAATGTCGATATTAATAAAAATGGTGTATCAGCCGTAACAATTTCTGTGGCAGATGGACAAACAAAAACCATAAATAGTTCACCAAGCTTATCAATGGTTGAAGATGATTATCTTACAGTAGATATCGACCAAATAGGAAGTTCAACCGCTGGTTCTGAATTAACAATAACTTTTACATATACATAGTATAGGAGAAATAAAAAATGGCACTAACAGACGATGAAATAATACAACTGGCATCAATTTCTGGATTTAATAAGGATGATTTTGATGAATATAAAGTCTACAGAACTGACTCCTCAGACCCTGCTCATCAAGAAACGGATTACCTTCTAGAAGGTGGTGATCCAGTAGGATGCTGGTCAAGTATATACCAAGGACAATTTCAATTTATTTTGGGGAAACTGCCCCAATCTTCGGATGAAGTAGATGATAATGGAGACCTAATTCCATTTACTTGGCCAACAATCAAAGATGCAGATAGCGTCTACACAGAATGGACAGGAGACACAGAATAATGTATATAAGACTCAACCCAACAACTAGTACATCATCAGCAAGTATTAACCCTTTCATGTCGGCAATATATAATATTGTTGTACTTGAACAAACAATTGCTCAACAAAATTCTAGCTATATTAACACTGGAACATCATTTATTTCTGGCACAAGACCAACATCTGGAATATATTATGCCGATCTGGCACCTACCAACTATGATTCTTACTACTCTAGTTCGAACGGCTTCTGGTGGATGAAGAAAAAACACTATGCAACTACTCAAGGCAGTGCATCTTATGAACCTTATAGAAGTATTGGTTGTTCTGTAGGTTATCACAAAGCTTCATCATCAAGTTCGTATTATGCATATGACCTTGGTTGGAGATTTTCTATGGGTTCTGCGAATAGGTCAAATAGATATCCATACAATACTAGTACTACTTCTATGCCACATGTTTGGAGTAATTATTATCCAGGCAGCAATTATAACAATGCCAATACATCACAAAGATATAGATGGGTTTCTGGATATCGCTCAACTGATTATAGTGCTGTTCATGTAATTGCAAATGATACAACATTTATGTGTATTGTACAAAATTCTGGAGGATCAACCTCAATTGACCAAGGTTGGTTTATGGTTAGTGATTTAGAACACAATCCAACATATGACCATTTTGCATTTTCTGGTAATGCTCAATATTGCCCAACAATCTGCTCATGGGCTGTCCAACAAAATGTTATGGAAAATCCAACACCAACAGCATCTAGTTCAAACGAGTTCGCTTTTGGTGTGGGGAATCCTCAATATCTCGACAAATTTGGAACATACAGAAATACTCAAGTCAGTGATACAAGTGAGTATTATCACTGGGGGTCTCAAACAACTCAGTATGGAGATTATCCCGATTATTCACCTCAACCAAAAAGAAGAGTTCATAAACTTCAAGGCCCATCTGGTGAATCATTACATCAATTAATGCCTTTGCAATATTGTGGTGGAAGTGATGCAACTGACTTGCAAAGTGACCCAAGAATGGGAAGAATGATGAATGTCTATCGTACCAGTGATTCAGAATTTAACAACGGTGATGTTATTGTAGATGGTTCAACGAGATATCGTGTCTTTAAATGCCATAAAACAGGAACAAGCGTTCAGAGTAGTGCAATAGATAATGCATGTTATGCCTATCCAGAAGATAATATAGCATTTTCATAAAACAGTAGGGGATGAAGTATGACCGATTACACCAATTCTGGAAGTATGTTATCTTCGTTCTCATCTGTCATTAATGGAAAAGACTTATATAAGAGTGATAACTTATTAACCACATCGATATTTTTTATTGCAAATGCAAAAGATACGAATGTGAGTGATAACTTACTATCTAGTCAATCATTTTTCATTGCAAATGCAAAAGATAGAAATCTGACATACCCAAAACTTGCAGATTGGTCTCTTCTTTTTGCACAGCCTGGCAAACCAAAAGGCACACATATGTTCCAAATCATCCCAAGATTTGCAGAACTACAAGCATCTGGTGGTGGTGGTGGCGGAGGCGGCTCTACTGACCCACAATCTTGGTCTGATGCGTAGGAGATAATATGGCGGATAATTTATTAAATACTTCTATAGCTGCAATTAAAACTAAAATTCTCAGTGATGTCACCAACGCAAATGCTGAAGATGTTTCAAAACTTGCTAGGATGGCAAAATCAGTTGGTCTAGAAGAAGATTCTCAAATAGAAACTGCACTTAATACAAGAGTAGAAAGTTTAACTACTAGTGCAACAGTAGAAGAATTATCTAAACTCGCACAGGCAATAAAACAAGTTAAAGGTTCTACAACTCTTCCAGCATCTACAGATAGTCTTTCTGAGGGAAGTAATAATCTCTATTATACAGATGCAAGAGTAGATGCAAGAATATCAGCATCTGGAGCATCTGGAACTGTAAATCAAACAGTATCTGATACTGCACCTAGTTCTCCTTCTGCTGGAGATTTGTGGTTTGATTCTTCTGATGGTTCTCTCAGTGTATATTATAATGATGGAACTTCTAGTCAGTGGGTTGCAGTAAGTGGCCCAGCAGGGCCTCAAGGTCAACAAGGAAATGACGGTTCTTCTGGTTCATCTGTTACTGCATATGCTAATTTGGCTGCATTTCCATCTAGTGGAAATACTGTGGGAGACTTCGCATTTGCAACTGATACCAAGGCGGTTTACATATGGGATGGTACTGAATGGGATAGAATTAATTCTGGTGGTGATGAAACTCCAAGACTTACAACAACACCAGCAACAACACATGCTTTAAATAGTGATGGTAGTACATCAACAATAACTATAGCGGCTGAAGACCCAGAAGGGTTTCCTATAACATATTCACATGACACCAATCCATCTAATCCAGATCAGATAACTAGTATTACAGAGAATAATGGTGTATTCACATTAACACCTTCGACCACAGAGGCACATGCTGGAAACTTCGCATTAAGACTGAAAGCAAATGATGGAGTACACATCACATCACATGCAATAACAGTAGATCTAACATTTAGTACACCAATAACTTTCGATACTTCTCTAGGAGGATGGACATCAATAGGTAATAATATTGATGAATGGCATTTTCAAGGAACTAATACTACATACACCGCTTACTCTAATATTCTTCCTACAGGAAAACGATATTTCGAAACAACATTTACACAACATGGTAATTATCCCTTTGTAGGACTAGTTGTAGGTGATCCAGTTGGCAACGTACAATATGGTTCTACTGATTATATTGGATTATACTTTAATGGAAATGTATATGTGAGTAGTGCTAATCCTTCATCTGGAACTGGTGGAAATACTAATGGAGATATAATTGGAATTGCTTATGATACATCTGCTAGACAAGTGTGGTTCTCAAGAAATAACAATTGGGGTAATAAAAATCCTAATAATGGTGATGCTGGTTATGGTCTCTCTTCTGGAAACTGGGCCACACAGACACCTGTTACATATAGATTTGGTGTGACAAATGGTTCAAGTGGAGGTGATCATAAAGGAACAATTCAAAGAGGTGATACTTTAAATTATACACCACCAGCTGGGTGGGAAAGTATTTAATAGGATAGGAGAATAAAAAAATGGCCATAAATTTTCCAGATAGTCCTTCGAATGGTGATACTCACACAGTAGGCGGACAATCCTTTGTGTATGATGTTGCAAAAAATAAATGGAAAAATACTACTGCTGTACCAGCGATTACTTCAGATGGTGCAACTCCTTCTCTTGCGTCTGGTATTACTGCAACTGAAGTTAAAACTACATTAAGTATATCAGATTCTTCTAGTACTCAACAATTATCTACCATGTCAGATTTAATTTCTTTAACAGGAATGGCCACTGGAGACATGGCATTTGTTGATTCTAATAAAAATTTGTTCTATTACAATGGTACTGGTTGGTTTAAGGTAGCGACTGTAACTCAAGATTCTCCAACTACAATTACTGGAGTAAACGGAACATATTCCCTTGCAACTGATGGAACTCCAACAACCATAACGGCAGTTTCTACAGATCCAGAAGGATTTCCTCTTACATGGAGTTATGCAGTTACAAGTGGTTCTCTTGGTAGTACAGCTACTGTATCACAGACGAATAATGTATTCACTATCACTCCTAGTACAAATACTGCCCATGCTGGATCTTTCAGTATAACCTTTAGCGTAACTGACGGCGTATCAAGCGCCACAAGTGTAGTAAGTGCCTTTACATTAGTATTTGCAGCTGTGGGACGTGCCGAATTTTATAAAGGTACTTCTGGATTTATTCAAGATACTTCTCAATACAATTGGACAGTTCCAGCAGACGTTAGTAGTATATGTGTTTTATGTATCGGTGCTGGTGGCGGCGGTGGTGGAAACGGTTCTATAGGTGGTGGAGGCGCTGGTTTAGCGTGGAAAAATAATATCCCAGTGACGCCTGGCACAACATATCGGGTAGTTGTAGGTCTGGCCGGCCAGAAGGATGCAGTATCGCCTGATCCTTTCAATGCTACAGATACATCTTTTAAAACCTCTAACGGCATAACTATTTTGCGTGCTGACGGAGGCGGAACAAACCCCAACACAGGTGGGTCATATTACATTAACACTAATTCCACATACGGAAATGGATCTAGTGGTGGTGGCCAAGGCGGTGATGGGGGCCCTTCAACAGATGGTAAATGGGGTGGTGCTGGAGGCGCTGGCGGCTATACAGGAAATGGTGGTGATGGCGGTTACGGTACTAGTGGAAATCAAAATGGTGGGAATGGGTCTGGCGGAGGCGGCGGCGGATCAAGTTCGGGTTCGGCTGCAACAGGTGGAGGCGGTACTGGAAGATATGGACAGGGTAGTAATGGTGCCGGCGGAACATATCAGGAAGGTTGGGGCGACACAGGTAAAGGCGGGTCAGGCGGTAATAATGGTACAGGAGCTGGTAATAGTGGCGGTGGTGCTTATGGAGGTGGCGCTGCTTATTATGGCCGTGGTGGTGATGCAACTGTCCAGATAATCTGGGGGCCAGGCAGATTTTATCCAAATACACTAACTACTTTAGCAGATGATAATTAATCCCCTCAGAAGAATAGTTTAGAAAAAACTAATTTTCTAAATATCCCCTATGATTGCCGAAGTTAGTGCTGTATTAAGCACCCTTAACGCTGTGAATGGCGCAATTAATACTCTTAGGGATACTAGGAGTAATGTTCAGAGCTTATCAAAAGTATTTTCCAGAGTTACTACTGCATCTGAAGGAATTGCAACAATTGAAGCGGAAGCAGCTGCTGGTAAAAGAAAACTTACACCAAAACAGGCGATGGATATCGCTCTTGCAAAGAAAAGAATCTCCGACTACGATAAAGATTTAAAAGACCTATTTCTTATGACAGGAAATATGGACACATATAATGAAATGAAAAGGATTCAGATTCAGTCAGTCGCAGCTGCAAAAAAACGACAAAAATTACAGAAAGCACATAAAGCGAGGCGAAAAGAAGAATTAACAACATTATGGTTAAGTATTGGAGTTGTCTTTGGAGTTCTGATACTAGTCTTTATGGGTCTTTTTATTTACGTTAAAGTTATCTAAAAAGACCAGAGTTTCTTAATCCCTCAATCAACCTATCTTTTTTAACACAACTACATGTAAGCATTTGTGGGCTATGTCCTGTACAATATTCCACATAATCGCTAGGGCAATATATTTTATCGATATCAAATTGAGGTTCATTTGATTCCATTGTCGTACATCCTGCTAAACCAGTGGTCATTCCTGTTAGTACTAATATAAAAGTTAGTAAACATACTTTAATCTTCATTATCCTTTCTTCCCATAAGTTCGTTAATTAATCTTGCTTGTTCAGCAATTTCTGTTGCTTGATTTTCCAACTCTTCTTTCTGTTTTGCGACATATTCATTATCTTTAGGTTTTCCTGTTTTAAAATTAACCACATTACTCAATGTTTTTCTCCCTATAATCGTTGATTGCGGCTTTAATAGCATCCTCTGCTAGAACACTACAATGTATCTTCACTGGTGGAAGTGCTAATTCTGATGCAAGATCTGTATTCTTTATACTACCAGCATCATCAAGAGATTTTCCTCTTACCCATTCGGTAAGAAGAGAAGAAGAAGCAATAGCAGAACCACACCCATATGTTTTAAATTTTGCGTCTTGAATAATCCCATCTTCTACTTCTATTTGGAGTCTCATAACATCACCACATGCTGGAGCTCCAACCATTCCAGTTCCTACTTTTTTACTGTTTTCGTTTAATTTACCAACATTTCTTGGATTTTCGTAATGGTCAATTACTTTTTCACTGTAGGCCATATTAGTATACCTCTACAACTATTTATAATAAAAAAAAGGAACTCCCGAAAGAGTTCCTATAAAAATCAGCTGTGATTCTTAGTCCTAGACACTAGTGCTTTGGTTCATCCAAGCTTTGGTCTCCAGAGATTTTTTTAACCGATAATCATGCTGTATATTTCCTTCCAATTTTGAACTCTAACAGCATCACCATTATATCCTACATTATGTTCATGACCCATGAGTACACCATTTAAACCTAAAGTGCATCCAAGGTCAACATTTTTCATTTTATCTTCTACCCAAAAACAACCAGTGTTTTTATAGGGGAGTAACACATCATCTTTATCTGCACCAGTATCCAAATAAACAAAGGCTTCAAATGCAGTATCACCAAACAACTCTCTTAGGTTTTTAGTTCTCAAATGTTGTGCATAATAATCATCACTCATACTAGTTATTGCATGAAAAACATAACCGTGGTCTGTATGCAATTTCCTAACATATTTTATTGCATCTCTTAAAGGAGGCAATTTCCTCATCCATGCACTTTCATTAAACATTCTTATAAGAATGTCCATTTTGTCTTTTGTACTACCGTACCTCTTCGCTTGTCCATAACAACCGTCATTAATTACTGTATGACCATGTTTATGCATCCAACTTGTGAAGGCATGCTCCCAATCAAGAAGCACACCATCACAGTCAGTTAATATAACTTTTTCTTTATTCATTCTGTATAATATTACCTTCCTCAAATTCACTTTCAAAATTATCAATGATAGAATTTTTGTCCTCAATCATTGCGTTAAGAATATCCAACGCAGTGGTATTCGTAAGTTTTTCAAGACTACTACTAGAGATTAAATTTACAACTTGTTTAAGTTGTTTTACATCTACTATTAAATCACCAACTGCCATTTAAACCTCACCTTCTTGCATTAACTTAGGTAATGCAGACAACATTAAAGTAAGACCAGTGATAGACCATGCGATTGCTTCCGAAAAAGTAGCAGTGTCCATCTCAAGGCCTCCGACTGCACCAGAGACCAAAATCAAACCAATTATAAATCGAATCATATAAAACTCCTATCAAAGATAACGAGGGCCAGTCCATTGAATGGAGTAACCACCATCAAGAATGTTTCCACGAGCTTTGTTTCGAGCAGGAGCTGCCCAACCAGCGGCTTTTAAGATATCACCTTTATTGAAAAGTTTGTCTTTTTCGGTATTGACAACAAAACCCCAAACGGAACTACCACAGATGATTTTGATGTATTTGTTACCTTCTTTGACAGTGATAGTACTGTTGAACTCATCAATCATTCTTTTGTTGATATCAGTAAGTTCTTTAGTACCGTTGCGAGAAGTCCAATTTAGATAGTCTTGCTGGATATTGTCAACCAAACCAGCAATTTCATCAATCATGTTATTCATAATATATCCTTATCTCATTAACTTACAAGATCAATATAACACTAATTGTAAAGAATGTCAAGCCTTTTTACGATTTAAGCAACACTTTTTTCGTATTCATAAGAATGACTATATTGCTCTCGTTTGCCGTACTCTCCCATGATAAAACTTTCATTTTTACCAAGAACACCAGCTTTCCAGTATTCATCAGCAGGAACATACCGACTAGCAGTCCATTGTTGTTCAACAACAGTTAATTGCCAAGGAGTTTCCCAACTTTCCCAAGGGGTTTCTGTACTACCAGCAATTTCCCAATCTATAATATATTCTTTTGCACTTGCATAAGAATATTCGATTAAGGGCTCAAGTTGAGATATGATAGTGGCACATTCTTCAGCGGTAGTGCTTTCACCTAGCTCAACGGTATAGGTTTCTCCACCTTTATACTTCCAATAATCTTCAGACACCCCAGGCTCAAAATCTTCATTATGAGCTGCATAATTTTCCATAAATTGGGTGTGAATTACTAACTGCACGTTTATCTCCTTCTAAATCATCATTTCAAGTGTATTATCGCACATGTATGGAACAATGTCAAGCTATTCCTTAGTAGGGAGTTGCGTAATCAGACCAATATTCGTTCCAAGCAAAACCAGCGACTTGGTTCACATCCCAAGTTGTCAATGTTGAACCTTTAAGTTTTGTTTGTGCCTTTTGGGCGAACTGTTGAAAAGTATCAGATTCTACCAAATCGGATTCTGAAACTTTTTCCCAAAAGATTTCTTCTTGATCCATTAGCATTGCTTTCACTTTACCCATAATTTAACTCCTTTTTCTCATTACATATACATGATCGCATATGCCTAAGGAAATGTCAAGCACTTTTTTATATTTGTTCTACCAACCATACTTTAGTGCGAGTTTTTGTATTTCTTGAGATTTTTCCAACACACTATCAATAATCATTTTATCGACATATGATAGTTCTGCAATTATTTTATTGAACCACATTTTGTCCATCTCATCTGAACATTTATCTCTTTCTTCAGTGAGTTGATTTATTCGAATACGGATATATTCTCTTGGATTTCTATCTCTATTTCTTCTCGACATAACTTTCATCTAAATTATGTGTTCCACTATTACTCCAAGCCCACATGACACAATTATGCCACCTGTAACCTTTTTTTCGTAGTACCTTATACCATTCTATGAATAGTTTACGCCGTGACAAGTTTACTACCATGTACGTCAAGAATTTTCCAACTGATAACTGTATCAGCAATAAATGAACGCCAAGCGGCCTTGTCTATACACCAACAAACAATCTGAGCAGATTCTGGTCTCTGAGATTCTACTGTTGTATCAATACCATTTTGTTTCAAAATGTCTGGGTGTAATGTACAAGGCATTACCCTAATTTCTTCAGTTTTGATTTTCTTAAATGTTACTTCAACACCAGTTTGACTCTGTGTAAGAGCTTCGATTAATCTTTGTTTTTCACTTTTTTCCATGTTTAACTCCAGCAATATTTTTTGATTTGTTCTTCACTAAATCGGTCTTTGAGAGGAAATATTTCTGATATCACTTTTGCACATTCCATTGCGATATCCATATGTTCCCTTTGAGTTCCATTTGCGGCTCTCAATTCTACATAATGAATCCAACTCCTTAAAGTTCCATTCATATACATTTTACTTACGGTACAACCTTCTGGAAGAACTGACCGAGCTTGTTCTTTGGCAATACCGTTTTCAATTGCCCAGTTGTATGCATCTTTAGAAACTTTTATGACTTCTTGTTGTTTCATATCCCACATATCTTGTACCGATTGTGGGGCTGCATCAATAGAATTTTGTCTATTTTTGGGGTCTTGTAATCTTGCACCTCTTCGAACAAAAGATAAGTCTTCTGTTGGATCTGCATATCTTTGACTAAATTCTTGAAATGAAAATGAACGATGTCTGAGTATTTGTCTTGCAATATCTCTAGTCGTTTCAATTTCCATACATACATTTACCATTTCAAAAGGAGACCAATGTTGATTTTTAATTAAGTATTTTATCAACTTAGATGAATTATTCATATTTTCTTGACCACTAGGATTACTTACTTTTGCACAATAAGCAACTAATGTTTCAAGATTTCCGTTTGGTATACTTTCGATGGGTTCATGTAGTTTTGAGTAAGAGAATAATTTAACTTTCATCTTCTTCCTTTTTCACCACTTCATTCCATTTAGTTTTAGTTTTTTCTGATACAGCAAACCTTTCTGATTGAATATCAGCGTAGTCCTGTAAAACTTCTTCATCAGAGGGTTGAACTCCTTGTAAGGATTTCAACTTCTGTTTTATTTCCTTGCGTGTCATGATGTAGCACCAGCTAAAAATTTAGCTCGCTCCTCTGCTTTCTTTTCGTTAATAAAAAATTGTGTGGTAACTTCTGGGCCACCAGAACGAGACCACGGTGAAGCGAAATCAATTAACTTGACTTCGTAGCCCCAATTATGTTTTCTCCATATAATTGGGCGCATCTTTACGATGGCATTACGAGAATAATTTTTAAGGGTTAAGGTTCTCTCTTTTTTTGACATCATTGATTTTTTCATTTTTCCTCACTTCAATTTGATTGATTTCTGCTTTTAAGTTACTTGAAACAAAAAAACACATTACTGTAAGTCCTACCACTCCCATCAAGATAATACCTGTAAGGATATTAACAGTATGGGAACAATTACTCATGAGACTGCTACTTCTGGTAGAACACTTGGAAAAGTTTCTCTTACAAGTCTTTCAGTAAGACCAGAAACTTTTAACTTTTTCGTGATAAGTTTTTCCAATACTTTCGCCTCTTTTTCTGGAATAATTTCTAATATATTCAACAAAATCTGAGTTGCTCTTTCTTCTGATAAATTGTTACCTTCAACATCATGTAACCTTTCTACCAAAAACATTTGTTTTTCTAGTTGTGTATTAGATAAACCATCTGGGTCATCACAAAACCTATATTCGGGAATATTTTTTATTTTATATTTGATGTCTTTATCGAACATATGTTTCAATACAGATTTGAACTGTGGTCGTTCATTATCCATAAGGATTTGTTGTTTTTCTTTTACAGATTTAGTATCTGCAATTTCTTCAAAAATTTCGTGAATTAACTTCATATTTTTTCTCTTTAAAATCATGGATTTCTTCCATCAAAAGTATCATCCTATTTTTTATAAAATAATCAAACACCTTCGACATGTCTCCAATTGGTTGTTTATTATATTCGTCCAGAATTTCAGACTCCATTTCTTCTGGAACAAACGACAAGTCTACTAAGGTTTCGTTGCGTCTATAATTACGCAACATATTTGCATCACAAAAGTCTTCTGGGTTTCGATTTATATCTAACCAATCTGACAACTTTTTCTTCACTAGAGGTTTTTGCCTCTGTTCACTCACAAAAACATCATCTGGAGAAAGAAAATTAGGAACACCATCTCCCCTATCTCCACGAATTATATGTTCTCTAATGTATTTATAAGGATTATCAGTTGTCAAAAACTTTTTTAGAATTGGACTGTACTGTTTTACATTTGGATATCTCTGTAACTGTTTAAAATCCTTATCACTAGAGATAATGATAGTTTTTTCATACTTCGAATGATGTTTCACCAACACGCCAATAATATCATCAGCTTCTGCACGATGAACTTCAATTATTTTGTATGGGAAAACCTCACGCAAATCATTTTTCATTTGCGTAATAGTATTAAAGATAAGATTCCAATCAAGCCCAGACGATTCTCTGGTTTTCTTTCTTCCTGCTTTGTAGTAAGGAAAAACGTCTTTTCTCCAGAAGTTTTTGTTGTCACAACAAAGTATAACATTTCCATATTCATCCGAAAATCTTTTCTTTACACTTCGAATACTATTCAATATCATATGACGAACAAGATTTTCATCCATTGTCTCTTGATAGTTATTCATCTGAACCATAAGGTTCGATATCACCACTTGGTTAAGGTCTATTAATATCATAACGATTACTCGCTTGTTTGAACGTAATAATATTTATACTACACTAATTCAGTTCAAATGTCAAGCTCTTCTTCCACTTTTTCAAAAACTTTTTCTATTTTTACACGATTGAACATAGTTTCATTCTGTTTACTATAATCATTAAATGAATGAGATTTTACAGTTCCTGTAAAATGAAAACACTGGCCAATATGGGTGTGATTTAATTCTTCAAAAAGGTCAGCAAAAAATGCTCCAAACTTTCCAGAACGAGTTTCAAATTTGTATATATGACGCTCTCCGTAGTGAGTATTGACTTTTTTAACCTCAATTAGTTTTACAAACCATTTCGATCTTTCATGTTCTTTTCCGATAAACTTATTAATGTCAAGAGCTGCATTTTCCATAATTTAATTCTCCATAAACCATTGAGGGATTTCACGTTTTGTCCATTTCATATTAAACCGTTTTTGTTTGGTTTTGTAAAAAAGACGATAAGATTTTATCGGGTCATCAATAAACATACATTCTGGGTTAGACTTCATTGCAAGTTTGAATGGAGTCATAGGCACATGTGGAATGTTTTTTGGTGGAACAGACAAAAGTTCCATCAATAATTTTTCTGTACTATGAACTTTTTCATACCTATATTGATACTCATTACATAATGCATACCAATGGTCGTAATGCCAAGCATAATTTGAAAGAGATTCCATAGTCCATAATGTTGAAGGGTGACTTGGATGTACAGCCTTGTATAAGGTATTTTCTATATTCTTATTTGGATGAATCCAATAGTCAACCATTCGTTTTCCAGATTTTGATAGTTTTTTTGTTTTTGTACCATCAAGTATCCTATGTGCAGTAGAGAGCATCTGGGCACTCTCAACAATCATTTTCACTACATGTTTATCGCACTGTTCTTGTGCGGCCACAATAGGATTTTCATTTATAGCAAATATATTCATGTTGCCTTCCCTAATTTATACTACATCATACCAAAATTAGGCACTTTTGTCAAGCAAATATTTGCAAATATAGTAAGAATCTACTATATCTGATACTGGATTTCCGATTTTTTGTGATTTTATTTGAAGTTCTTCTTGAAGATTTATTGAAGTTTCTTCAAGAAATGAAGAAAACATTAAATCTTTATTCGCATTTCCTTTACCCGATGCAAACTTCTTGATTGAAGATGGTGAAACTAGTTCGTAATTCAATTCTGCTTGCCAAAGCTTCCATTTCAATAGTCCACAATTCTCGGCAATGTGAAATACCTTTCCTGTTGAACCATAACTATAATCTTCTAGTGCCACTTCTTCTACTTCATGTTTTAAAAGAATATCCATAACCCAATCAGAAATAAAATCATATCTCTCTTCTGGACACAGATATTCAGTCAAATTACTTTGACCGTCAATGTTATCTTTTGTGTATTCTGAATATTTTTTAGTGTTACTTAAAAAGTAAACTTTGCAGTTCTCAAATTTGAAGTTTTCAACTTCCCCTTCATATATGCAAACTGAAGGGGAAGTCAGGCTGTAGTCAATACCACCTAATCGTCTTCCCAATCGACATCCCATAGATCACCCTCTGTATCATTACCGTGATCTATATAGTCTTCAATTTTTTCTCCACAAGAAGGACAGTATTTTATTACTTCCTCTTCTTCTTCAAAAATTACTAAAAACTGAGAACCACAATAATTACATTGGGTTTTTTCTATGTCGGGCATTTTTAACTCCTATTTACTGTCCCTCACAACCTATTTAGAGTCTTAAAATTCTTAAACCCTTTGATTAAACGGTTATGCACACACCTCACAGTCTACTTCTGCGAGACCTTTGTACGCATCTTGCCAATCACCCTTTAATCCAGCGACTTCATATTCTGTTACTCTATTCTCAAAAAAGTTGGTATGGTCGGCACCATTAAGAATCCATTCTAACCAAGGAAGTGGATTGTCTTTTACTTTGAATACAGTTTTCATTCCTAACTGAAGCAAACGTCTGTCAGTAATATATCGGATGTACTGTTTTACTTCTTTAGAGCTAAGACCTTCGATTTCTCCCATTGCATAGGTTAAGTCTACGAACTTATCTTCAAGTTGTACAGACAATTCTGCCATTTCGTAAATTTTTGTTTTAAACTCATCATTTACAATCTTTGGATGTTCACCACAGAATTGTCTAAACACTTTTGACATTCCTTCAACATGCATAGATTCATCACGAATAGACCACTCTACGACTTTCCCCATTCCTTTCATTTTACCGTATCTCTGAAAATTCAACAACATCACAAAAGATGCAAAGAGAGCAACTCCTTCGTTGAATACAGATTTTGCAACTGCAAGACCCAGACCACTAATCGTGGAAACATCAGAATCAGTCATGAAATCGACTTTATCGGTCATTTCAGAATATTCAAGAAATGAATGAAATTCACTATCAGGCAAACCTAAAGTATCATTTAAGAGTGCATAAGCTCTTTGATGAATTGCCTCTCTTGTTGCAAAAGAACCAAGCATGTTCCTGACTTCGTTGTTTTTGAATTTTGGAATAAACTGTTCGTAATAATTTTTACCAACCTCTACATCAGATTGTGTAAAAAGACGCAGAATATTAGTGGTATAATCTTTCTCCAATTCTGACATTTTGCCAGCTTTCCAATCAGTAACATCTTCTGACATATCGATTTCTTCTTCAATCCAGTGTGCCTTTTCATGTCTAACTGATAATTCAACCGCCCAAGGATAATAGAAAGGTTTATACGTTTTAGATGGTTTCATCAAACCACCAGATATCTTTTTAAGTATACTATCTGAAAATTCCATCAATCTTTCATATCCACCAATATGTTTATCATCAATGTATATTTGAGGCATTGAATTGACTCTTCTCTTCAATGAACCATCACCGATAGTTTCTTGGGTATTATTAATTTTTTGATAAAAGGCCAATCTTTGCTCTTCATCATCTAACTTTACTTCCGTGAATCTGATATTATGTTCGTTAAACCAGTTACTGGTCATATCACAAAAATTACAACCAGATTTTGAGTACATCATTACTTTCATTTATTTTTCTCCTATCCTTGACATGCAAGACATTCTTCTTGCGATTCATCTTTGTTATTTAAAGACTCTGATAAAGCGACTCTATGAACTTTTTCTGCGACATTTTCCGCTCTATTCGTTGCCTCTGTTCTGAGATAATACAATCCCTTACAACCATATCTCCACGCCTCAAAATGTACATTGTGTAGATATGATTTCGATGCTCCAGCAGGAAAAAATATATTCAAAGACTGGCCTTGACATAAGTGTTTTTGTCTATTTCCTGCTAGTTTTACTACATGCGATTGGTCTATTTCAATCGCAGTCTTGAACACATTTTTTGTGTGTTCATCTAAAAACTCTAAGTGTTGAACAGAACCACCAGTAGTGATTATCGAACTCCATACTTCGTCTGTGTTTTGTCCTACTCTTATAAGTTCATTCTCTAAGTACTGATTCTTAACTAAATGAGAACCAGCTCTTGTTCTGTGTGTATATGCATTTGCCTTTTGAGGTTCTATAGAAGGTGAAGTACCACATATGATAGAACTATTTGCGTTTGGAGCTATTGCAAGAAGATGGGAATTTCTTCTTCCAGTTCCTTCCATATCTGGACATTCTCCTTTTAACTCGGCAAGGAGCATTGTTTCTGCATCTGCTTCTTTTCTTATATAACTAAAAATCTCTTCGTCTTTTTCTATTGCATCTTCTGATTCAAATGGTATCATGTGTTTGTGAAAATATGAATGAAGTCCCATAGCACCAAGACCTAAATCTCTTGATTGTTGTGCAGAAAATCTTGCTCGTGATATTTCATCTGGGGCATTTTCGATAAAAAATTCTAGAACATTATCCAAAAATCTTATTAAATCTCTAACTAGATTTGTATCTTTCCATTCATCATATTTTTCAACATTGAGAGATGAAAGACAACATACAGCAGTCCTATCTGCAGCTGTAGGAAGGTGAATTTCGTTACAAAGGTTCGAACCATGTATCTTTAATCCTTTTCGTTTCATGGGTTCTGGTAAAGATCTATTTGCAGTATCAATGAAATTTAAATATGGTTCTCCTGTTCTATATCTTGTTTCTAAAATCTGTTCCCACAACTTTCTTGCGTTTACTGTCTCTCTAACTTGTACTCCTCTTTCATTTGGGTCTACTAAATCCCAAGGTAAATCAGCCTGAACAGCACACATAAATTTATCTGTTATATTTACTGCATGATGCAAATTAAGACATTTTCTATTAACATCTCCAGTTGGGATTCTTATGTTTATAAACTCTGCAATATCTGGGTGGTCTACATCGATATAGGCTGCATATGACCCCTTACGAGTCCTTCCTTGACGATATGCAGTCATATCTGAGTCTACTGTGTGTAAGAAAGGAATGGGGCCAGGCGCCTTGTCAGACACGCTACGGACATGTGACCAATGACCACCTACACCACCACCCTTTACAGACAACCATCTTAATTCGGAAGTGTGGTCAATCAACCCCTCTAATGTATCTGGTACATAGGTTAGAAAACAAGATATTGGTAAAGCCTTTGCTTTACCGCCAGGCAGTGGTGCATTAGATAACACTGGTGATGAAAACATAAACCAACTACTTGATACGGCATCATAAATTCTTTGTGCTAATTCTTTGTCTCCACCAGAATATGCAGTGGAAGCTCTTGCGAATGCTTGTTGAGGAGAGGTTTCATCTGGTGTACAATAATAGTCTTTCAATAATTTATAAGATTGTTCTGATAATGTTGAGTCTTTAGAAAAATTGATCAACACGCCAGCATAGTAATCTTCTGACATCTTTTACTCCCAAAATTGTTATATTATCAACACTTTCGCCATGAGGAAAGTATTAGTTTTGCATTTAAACCAGATGTGGTATTTTTACTTATTATGTCCAAGATTTCAGAACTATCGATTCCACTCAATATTGCATCATTTATATCTTTTGTTTTGATATTTTTTGGCCAGAAAAATATATCAAAATTTTTGGAAATAACTTTTTCCATTCTATCTACAATTTGTTTGTTTCTTGGTTCATTATCAAAAACAAATACTACATCTAGTTCTTTGAAATAATTTACATCTATATCCGAACCAGCCATAGCAATGGAGTTTTTCAGAAATAAACTATCAATCGGGCCTTCAACCACCAGAGCTTTTTGTTCTGTGTTTAGTCGTTCAAGACCATATATTTTTGGTGCATCTTCATCTATCTTAATAGTAATATATCTCATATTACTTTCACCAATGCTTCTGCCTTGCAATGCGATTACATTACAATTATCATCGAAAAAAGGTATTACAATTCTTTTGTCATTCTCAATGAGTTTATATCTATCTTTCGTAAGTTTTTCAACTACAGATTTGAAGTCATCTGTATAAAATAATAATCCCTCATGTGGTATTTTTCTCTCTTCCA